ATTATATACACTGGTGGTATTGTTTTGGGATTATTGTATTCAATCTACAAAGATTTTGTACAACCTGCATTTGAAGCAATCGGACAAGTTGCCTTAACTGTATTGAATTTGGGATTTGCTTTATTAAAGCCTGTATTTAAATTTGCTCAGTTTGTATTATTGCTATTAACACCTCTATTTGCTATTGTTGCTTTAGCCTTTAAGGGTGTGGGTTATATTTTTAAGGGAATATCAATTCTATTCAAAGCAATAAACAATAATATAGTTGAGCCGTTTATTAAATTTTCAGAATGGTTTATGTTCAAATTTATACAGCCAATTTATGACTGGCTTGCAAGCACTTGGTTTGGTAGACTCGCTGGCATGGAAACAAGAGAAAAGCGTTTAGCCAGAGAGCGTAGACAAAACTTAAAGACTCAAACTGCTGAAGGCGAATCAAAAAATAGTATTTTTTCTGAAATTAATATTGATACAGAATCTATAGGCAAATCTGTAGATATTGGTATAGGTAAAACAAAAGAGTTTGTAAACTCTGCTGTTGATAAAACTGTTGGTGTTGTTGAAAGCACTACAGATTCTTTAAAATTTATCAGTAAAGATTTTTCAGGTTCAATTTATCATTTATCAGATACTTTAAAGACGCAGTTGACCCCAATCACAAATACAATGATTCATTTGGGCAAGTCTTTAGGTATGCGGGCTACAGAATTTGGTAGCGTGGCTTTAGACAAAATGAATACGCCAATGGTACAAACGGTTTTAACAAATCTTACAACACCTGTTTCTGGCTATTCTACTGCCACCACAATAACTCCATCAAATGCTCCTGCCAATAACCGTATGGCTGAAGAATATCAATGGATGGCATCTCTACTAGAGAAAGCCTCGGGAGATGAAAAGAATAGAGCCGCCAATAATACTGTTAACAACCAACAAACAACGGTAGTCAACAATACTAGTGGCGGCTCATCAATGACTATGCCTAGCAACAGCGAAAGAACGGTTAATCAAATTAACAATTCAGTTCGCCCCGCAGGATAATCAATCCTCTTCAGCCAACTTGCGGAAGTATGACAAGGTATCATCCTCGTCACCAGTTTCTTCTTCCTGCACCGGCTTCTTTGCAGCGGGAGCGTCCTTCTTACGGAACTTCTCGCTCAAACTCTCACGGATGGGTTCTTCGTCTTCAGCCTTCTTTGCAGAATTGATTTCGGTGGTGAGAACAGTCTCGTACCGCTCCTTCAATTCCTCGTAAGACTTAAACTTGTCGGAACCAACAAACTCCTGCAATGCATACTGAGACTTCCACAACTTCTCAAGCCACTCATCCTTACCTTCAAGTAAAGGACTCTTGGTGTCAAACTCACTCTTATCGTAGTTTGCAAAACCACCAACAGTCTGAATCTTCATCTTGAAGTTGCAGCCATTCCAAAAATCAAACGGGTTGATTGGCTCTTCGCCGGGGAACTTCGGCTGCATGCAGTCGCTAATCTTGTCAAAAATCTTCTTGCCGTAGCGGAACAAGAAAACCTTACCCTCGTTATCACGGTTAGCAGGATCGCTGACAACCATGATGTTTGAGATGTAAGACAACTTACGCTTGCGGTTACGAGCGATATCCTTATCGGATTCAATTCCGCTGTTCCACAGTTCGTTGTTTGCTTCGCACACAGGGCACTTCTTGCCTACAGTAGTGGGGCAGTTCTCAATGAACCATCCACCCTTGCCTTGGAACCCGTGATTAAACACGCGAACCCAAGGAACTTCTTCGCCAGCACAAGCAGGCAGGAAACGGATGATGGCAAAACCATTACCGTCCTTACCACGCTCGGTGCTCCAAAAGCGGTCGTCCTTATATGACTTACTTTCCGTCGTCTTTTCCAATTCCTTGGCGAGAGCCGAGACGGAGTTCTTGCTCATCTTCTTTAGGTCTGAAAATCCAGCCATTGTAGTATCCTTTCGTATTACGAGGTATTAAAAGTATGAGTGAGTGTGTATTGTATACTAAGTATTCTTTGTATGCAACTTATTTGTGATGATTTCCGAGATAATTCTCTTCAGTTCATCACGCCTAGTATCTAGGTGAAGAAACGGCGCATAACGAAGAAGAGGAATACCAACTTCTTCCCAAATAGGATCACCATCCATGTTCCATTGTTTTGTAAAATGTAACAGATGATCCAATACTAAAAAAGTTTCAGGAGAAATGCGCTTCTCCATAACTGATCTAAAAATTCGTGGGTGTGTTCCGTCTTCCTGATGGAACAGTTTGTTAAAACATTCGGGATCATCTTTGCAGGTCTCCCACAATTTGTTTATTTCACCTTTTATATGGTACTGCAAAGACTGAACTCGCTTTAGCCGAGACAGATGTGCTTCCTCAGCATCTTCGCCAAGCATATCACCAACCCAACTTTTGTTGGCTAGAATTTGTGACAAGAAAAACTCTACGATTTCCTCTCGGGAATATCGCTTGGCTAACTTCTCAAAGTAATAGCGATCTTTACGCCGTTCAAAGGTCTCAGGTGCAACCTTAACCTTTCCAAACCTATGGTAATCAAATCCGCTATTTTTAAAGTGTGCTTTGAGAGTTATGAAAGTCTGATATGCTTCAAACGGTTTCATTCAAAATAATTTAGAAGTCTTCTTAAGCATGTTGGCTTTCTGTCCTTCTACCTTTAGCCGTTCCTTGATGGGCTTGGTGAGAAGTTTTGCAACTGCTTCAGGTTCAATTCCATGTTTTTCGCAAAGATCAACAATCACTTCAATGTAAGTCGTATCTTTACGACTCTTGTACATTTCTTCTACCTGCCGACAAAAATCGGCTTGTAGATTTATTATAGAACCCATTTAATCTGATTCCTCTAGTTCTTCTTCACGAGGAACAGCATTTAATTGTTCGCCTCGTATAATTGCATTGTTAAATTCTTCTTCACTAAACAGCAGAGTTACTTCACGATCCTTAAGCATGATATGAATAATATGCTTGCCTTCTCCCAACTTATCAAGTATGGAGTCTTTAATCTTGTTGATCTCTGCGTGTTCGTCTCTCTTAAACAGTCTGGTTAACCATTTCATTTATTTTCCTCTGTAGGTCTTGAAAATTATTGCTAGCCCAATAGTTCTTTATGGATTCGCCCAACTTGATTTTATAATCATCAGGATTCTTTTTAAATACCTGAGTGCTTCCATCCTCTGCCGATATAAGAATAACTACCTGTGGAACTCGTACACCCATACTCTCTAACCACATATACGAGTATGCAGCGGTTTGTTCAAAGTAATTTTGAATCCAGTCTTCTTTGCGACGAGACTTTGCAGACTTGAAATCTATAACCGAGAGAACGCCTTCATATTCTCCGATGCAATCAAATCTGCCTGCCATACGCAAACTGTCAGAACACAACTGCGTTTCTTGAGCCACAACTTTGTTAATTTTATCAAGACTAGGAACAATCTGATTGAAAAGAGTTTGAGTCTTCTCGCAGGTAGTTCTGTAAGTTTCCTTGTTGAGATAATTTTCAATCATCGTGTGCATTGCTGTTCCACGACGCATAGCCTCATCACTACTCTTTTTATTTTCAGGATTCTCTCGCCACTTTGCCCAAAACTCTTTCTTGGCAAATCCTGTTACAGTTGTGACTGACGGATACCAATTACCAGTTTTGGCAGACTGATAGAATCTTCCCATCCCATCAATTTCAATAGACTTCAATTTCATTTCCATTTTAATAGTCTCTCATTGTATGTCGTGGATGGGCTTTCTTTACCTTGGAGATTACTTCTTTAAATCCATTATCAGGACGAGTAATTCCTAAACGAACAGGATCAATAACCTGAACTGAGGCATCCAACTTGATTACTTTCTTTTTACCACACTTTGGACAAGGCTTCTTTGTTGGCTTGTTACGATTAGCAATAGTTTGCATATCATCCCAAGTGTGATCGCATGCAGTGCATTTATAGTCGTATAGTGGCATATTGTATCCTTTATTTATACGGCTGTCAAACTAAAGTTTCGGTATTCTATGAGGGCAAGGTCTTTCGCCTTGGCTTCAATCATTACATCGTACACGGTATCCCCTAGATTAGGGATGCGTTCTTTAATAAAATCCGAATGTGCTTGTGGCTTTTTGTTTGGTGCTGATTCCGAGTAATGCACCTTGGGAACTTCGCAAAAACCTTGCCATGTACTAAATGCCATGTCAGCGGCTTCTTGCAAAGACTCGTGATGACAGAACCGATGATGATGAATATCCAATACTAGTTTAACGGTGCAATACTTTGCAACCTGTTTAAATAGATCAGTCATGCTCCACATGGAAGCCTTGTCATCGTTCTCTAAGGTCAATCGCTTTTTAATGCGATCAGGCAGTTTAGAAAAGTTTGCAAGAAATCTTCCTGCGGTTTCATGCTTACCTTCATACACACCGCCCATATGGATGTTAATAGCAAACTCGTCAAAGCATCCCAATAGATCACCAATCAGAGAGTGCATCTCAAGCGAAGCAATAGACTTTCTGACAATATCAATGTTAGGGCTTGCCAAACAGGTGTATGGGCCCGGATGACATGATAAACGAATGCCTGCCTCACGAGCAATAGAGCCTGCTTCAACCAACTCAGACACAATGTCCTGATGGTGCTCTCGTGACAGGTCATCCAAAGAGTAACCCAAATCAGGATGATCCATAAATGGAAAAATTTCACTGCTGACACGGAACATTTTAATTCCGTTATCACGGTTCCACTCCATGATCTTAACTAAATCTTTACTATTTTGAAGTGCTAGTTCACCCACACGATCCAAACTAAAGTTGGACATCCGCAAGGTTCTACTTGTGGTAATCTGATCTTTCTTTTTCAAGCCTTGGTTCATCGTTAGATTTACACAGGCGTATCCGATATTGCGTATCATGTTGTCTCC